TGGCGCGGCTCTCTCTTGTAAACCGCTTGCTGCTGCGTAAGCAGCGAGGAGAGGACGGGAGAACCTTAGGTTCGCCGGGTAAACGAAAACAATTAAATATTAGGGGTATACACTGCGCCCAGCGCGTATGTCGGCGGCAACTGGAACAATGACCTTATGGTCGGTCCTTTCTACGCTAATCTGAACAATACGGCGTCCAATTCGAACTCGAACAATGGCGCGGCTCTATCTTATCCATAAGAAGCTCTCTATAATGCAGTGTATGCCGCCATTTTGAAATGGCAAGAGATATCCGCATCTCTTCCTCACCACTTGGTGAAAATTAACTCGGTGCAAGCATCTGTGAGTAGCTGAGAACAAGTCGAAAGCGGATGAGAGGATAAGAGAGAACATGAAATCCTATAACCACTTGTACGAAAAAACAATATCCGAAACGAACCGACGGTACGCTCTGTCTCAAGCAAAGCACAGCAAGAGATTCCGTAAAATCATGAAACACCGGCACATGTCTGACGATGCCGCAGTTGAACAATCCTTAGACTGGATAGTCAACTACGAAAACGCCGAGCATGTGCCGGTTTACATTTATGATGGGATTACTCGCAAGGAGCGCACTATTATTGTCCCTACGATGGAAGAGCTGCTTGTTCAGCATTGCATCGTAAATGCCATGAAGCCGATGTTCTGCAAGGGAATGTACGAACACAGCTATGCCAGTCTTCCGGGCAGAGGTGCCCATAAAGGAAAGCAGGTAATTGAGAAGTGGATCAGGACTGACCCGAAGAATTGTAAGTATGTCCTCAAAATGGATATTCGTCATTTCTTCGATACTATTCCACACGATCGTTTGAAAGCCAAGTTGAAGAAGACCGTTCATGATGAAAAGATGCTGGATTTACTATTTCGCATTATTGATGTCACAGAGGTTGGTATTCCACTTGGCTTTTATACTTCTCAATGGCTTTCTAACTGGTATTTGCAGGGTTTAGATCATTTCATCAAGGAGCAGCTCTGTGCCGTGCACTATATGCGCTACATGGATGACATGGTCGTTTTCGGAAGCAACAAGAGGGTTTTGCACCGCATGAGGCAAGCAATTTCCGATTATCTGGAAATGGAGCTTGGCTTGGAACTTAAAGCGAATCGGCAAGTCTTTCGCTTTTCCTATGGCAACAACCAGGGGCGTGACCTGGACTTCATGGGCTTTCGCTTTTATCGTAATCGAACGATTCTTCGAAAATCCATTATGTACAAGGCCACGAGAAAAGCTCGCAAAATCTCCAAAAAGGAGAAAGCAACCATACTTGATGCTCGTCAAATGTTGTCTTATCTTGGGTGGATCGACTGCACCGATACCTATTTGATGTATCGGAAGTGGATAAAACCATGTGTTAGCTTCCAGCAATTGAAGCGAAAAGTTTCACGATATGACAAATACGATGAGAAGCGGGTATATCAAAAACTCGTCAGTCTTTACACTGCGAAAGGAGGAAAGTCGCATGGAGTTAAATTACAAATATGCCGAGAGCACAGTCCAACCGACTGCACTTGAGGTTACTGTTGGAACCGTATATCTCCGCAAGGACATTACGAGTATTACACGAACTTCAGAACAGGGCGATAAAACCACTTACTGGACTTATCAGGAAGCGGCGTTGACCCCTCAGGAGTTCAATGAATACACCAATCTGCTTATGGCTGAAAACGCCATTAAAGGTACAAATGATTCGGACAACATTGTTCAGATCATGGCAGGTCAGGAAACTGGAGATTCCCAGCAGCTTGCTATCATGGAAGCAATTGCTGATCTGTACGATGCCGTCGCAGCAATGATTCCTGAATGAGGAGGTAGCAAAAATGGTCAATCTTTACGCCACGCTTATCATCAATAAGCGTAGAACCTTCGACCAGGTGCCTGAAAAATTTAAGGCAGATGTCGAGGCAAAATTGTTAGAATATGGCTACGATACCAACGGCGATCTTATCGCTGAGGAGGAGTAACCATGTTTTATATTTTATCCAAAATTTTGATAGGAGGTAACAACATGGTAGCACTGTATGTCGCACTCATCATCGCAGGTCGTCGGACCTTTAATCAGGTTCCGGCGAAGTTCAAGGCTGCTGTCAAGGCTGATCTGGAAGCTCTCGGTCTTGACGAAAATGGTAATCCTGTGGATTAACCGAAATTGGCAGGGAGTCTACTTTGCGGTGGGCTCCCTCGCCTAATTAAAAGAGGTTTGGGGTGATATTTCCTACAAGCTTCTTAATTCATTTATGACTTCAAGGAGGATGATACATGGAAATGGAACCCTGGCTGCAAACGCTATTAACCATTTTGGGGACGATACTTGCTTCTTCTGGATTTTGGGCATATATCCAAGAGCGAAGCAAACGAAAAGCTGCTGAGAATAAGCACAACAATCTTGAAACGCAAATGCTCATTGGTTTGGCTCATGATCGCATTATCTATCTCGGTATGGCCTACATCGAGAGGGGCTACATTACACAGGACGAGTATGAGAATCTGTATGAATACTTGTACAAGCCTTATGAAAAATTAGGCGGTAACGGTTCGGCTAAGCGAATCATGACAGAAGTTGACCAACTTGCGATTCATAAATCAACTTACAATGCTTGAATTGGAGGTGAGATTATGAGTTATTCTGTTTCTGGCACAATGATTACTTTGACTCGGGGTGATACTTTTTCGGCGCTTATTACGATTACTGATCTAAATGACAATCAGTATATTCCAATGAATGGTGATCGTATTCGATTTGCCATGAAGAATGACTATAATGATGAAACTCCTCTTCTTATCAAGGAGATTCCGATTGACACGATGATCTTGACCCTCAATCCGGAAGATACAAAACATCTTCCCTTCGGAAAGTACGTCTACGACATTGAATTAACGAAGGCCACAGGAGAAGTTGATACTTTCATCACAAAAGCAATTCTTAAGCTAACGGAAGAGGTGCATTGACATGAGTAGCATAAAAGCGTTTGAGTGCCTTACTGGTCATATCTCTGGACTATGCACATTATCTGGTAAATTAACTTGCTTTGGAAGTTTGTCTGGCAAGCTGTCTGCTGTGATAGATTTTAATGCTTATTCTGGAGAATATGAAGTGGTGCCGAACGCTTTTAACACTCAGGTCTTGCCAACAGCCAATAAAGTGCTTAAGAAAGATATTGTTGTTCAAAAAGTCCCATATTTCGAAACCAGTAACAACTATGATGGGGTTACGGTTTATATTGCAGAGGAGGTTAATCAAAATGCCTAACCAAAACGTTAATAAGGTTATTTATGGCGGTCGTGTTCTCATCGACCTTACTGGCGACACCGTAGACCCCAGTAAACTTCTCAAAGGATCTAAAGCTCACGACAAGAGTGGAGCTCAAATTGAAGGTGCTTGCACATTTGATGTTGATTCTACGGATGCCACCGCTGTCGCTGCTGAAATCTTGTTTGGAAAGACTGCGTATGTAAGTGGCAATAAACTAACTGGCACAATGAAAAACAATGGTGCCGTTACTAAGAAGATCACCACCAGAGACGAGGAAGTTACAATTCCTCAGGGTTTCCACGATGGCAGCGGTAAAGTGGGAATCGACGCAACTGAAAAAGGCAAGCTGATTGCCAACAATATTCGAGAGGGCGTAACTATCCTCGGCGTTGAGGGTACAATGTCCGGCTCGGAAAACATGAAACCACAGGCTAAGACAGTTACACCGTCCACCGCGAAGCAGACGATTCTGCCTGATACAGAGTATAACTGTTTGTCTCAGGTAGAAGTTGAAGCTATTCCTTATGTGGAAGCAGATAATCCTGCTGGAGGAGTGACGGTAACGATTGCGGGGTGAGAGTAAATGGCTGTAAATAAGGTCGTTTACAATCGCCGGACACTAATCGATCTGACCGCCGATACCGTCAGCAAAGAAACTCTTAAAAAGGGATTTACAGCTCATCAAGCCGATGGTACAATGATTACCGGTGAGTTTATTGGCGATGATTACGATGAAATTGACCGAATTCTTACAGCCGGTTTAACGGATGGCTATAAACATTTTTCGGACGATGGTACAATCATCAGCACAATCGATTCACAGGGTCGAACACTGGTTAAGACTTTTTCAAATGACTTTTTGACCTGTATCACGGTTCTAACTGATCCGGACGGGAATGAACTTGGTCGTACTGTGAGGTCTTTTTCTGACAATAGCAGCACGATTATTACTACCGACTCTAAAGGACAGAAGCTTGTTAAGAAGTTTTCGAATAACATGCTTAACATGGAAGCGGTTCTTACGGATGCTGCTGGTAAGGAGCTTGCCCGTCTTACAAAGGTCTTTTCCGCAGATGGGAAGGACATCACTTCGACCGTGGTTTATGGGAAATAAGATGCAATTTGAAGCCGTTGCGTGTAGGTTATTTCTGCATTATTCCTACACTTTGGCTCAAAAAGCCAGTAATTACGGGATATTTTGCTTCCACAATAGAAACTTACCTTAATTTACCCACTGCTAAAGCCCAGTAAATACGCGGTTTTAAGAGCAGTTAGATGTGAGAAAAAGCCGAGAAATGTAGGTAATTCATCTATCATTCCTGCATTACTCCTATACACTTATTCCTATACAAAAGAGAGCCTCCTTGTGGTATCGGATGCCTTAACCGGCGTCCCGCTGCGAGGAGGCTTTTTCTTTGTTATAGGCAAAAAATACAAGCTATTTTATTTTTTCTATTTCGTCTTTTAGCCATTCAAATTCTCTCTGTGTATAAACCTTTTCGGTTATATCGGAAATCTTATGTCCTACCATATATTTAATGGCGTATTCATCAACGCCGTATTTTTTAGCCATGGTAACAAAGTGTTTGCGTCCGTCATGGGGTCTATGCTCCGGATTAAGTTTCAGTTCGTCCCGAATCATTCCAAAAGCCTTTTGATATCTGTTGTAGGTCAAAGCCGTATTTTTGACCCTGCTGCTTGGATTAGCGTAATTGAACAGATATACGCTTCCCATTTTCTGAGCCTCTTTATAGTGCCGTTCTACCAAGTGTCTTATTTTCGAGTGGATTGGAACAACACGGTTAGTACCTGCGTCGGTTTTCATTCCCCCGCTGAATGTGCCGTTTTCAAGATCCACGTCTTTCAGTTCCAGCAAACCAATTTCCTGTGGCCTCCATCCGGAATAGCACTGAATTAAGATAACATCTACATACATTTTATCATCTACGTGCTGCCAGAGCAAATCCATCTCTTCTTGTGTAAACGGTATGTGCTCTTTCTTTACCGTTACAATTTCTTTGATGGTTTCTTCGGTTAGATTGAACGTTCTCGAATAGTTGCGGTCCACCAATTCATATTCCAAGGCATAATCGAGCATTAAGTTGAACAGTGACTTAATCTTGTTCTTCATTGATGCGCTCGGGGTTTGTTCTTTTCCTCGTACTACGGATATCCCTTCTTCCATACAGCCTTTTATATGACGCGCTCGGACATCAATCACTCTCATGCTGTACACGGACGAACAATATCCCCAGGCGGATTCTACTGCTCTGCCGCTCGCTTCATTCTTCAGAGTTTTCAAGTATTCCGGTTTCCATCGTTCGTACAATTCTTTGACAGTAAGAGACGGCTCAAGATCGTAGGGGTTCTTGTTATATTCCACGAGAGCGGCATAGGCGTCATTATAGGTGGGAAAATAGGATTCCGGTTTCAGAGGTTTACATATTGGGCGTCCGTTTTCTGATTTTCCTACACTCACCATCGCCCTGAAAGGATTACGGAGATTACGGTTTTTAATTTCGCTGATCTGTCCGAACCCGTTTGGTAAACGGCGTCGCTTGTTGTTTTTGTTTCGAGGCTTTCTTGATTTAGTGCTTGTCTGCATCGGATATCCGCAATGCGGACAGGAAACAGCTTTATCACTTACTTGCAATTCGCACTCCGGACATTTTATAAGCATAAAGACCACCTTTCCATTGATTTGCTATTAGTAATCATATATCATAAGTATAGGAATTGTCAACTCCTACACACAACAACTTTTCTTGCTACGATTGGAGGAAAAGATGAGATATGATTAGTGACAGCAAATCAACCTGTCCCAAATGTGGCGGGCAGTTGAAATATTACGACACCGTAAAAAGGATTGTACGGACGAAATACGGCGTCAAAAACAAAGTAGATATTCGAAGGTTCCGATGCCAAAAATGCAGCGCTATGCATCGGGAACTTCCGGACTTTATATTTCCATACAAGCAGTACGAAGCAGAAATCATCATCGGTGTTTTGGAAGGGTTTATTACCTGCGAAACGCTTGGCTTTGAAGATTACCCTTGTGAAATGACGATGATCCGATGGCGGCTGTCTCCACCTAAGTTGTTTTCACTAAAAGCTGTTTCTAACCTAGAATAGCAGTTGAAAGGAGGCAAAAGCCAATGGATGAAGTTATATTTGCATCTGGTTCAGTACCAGTAGCCGTAGCAGCGAGGGTTTATGGAAAAGACGCTTCATGGATTCGAGCCGGCATTATATCTGGATGGCTGCCCATCGGTAAAGCAACCAGGAACGGAAAACTTATCACCAATCTGGAAGAGATGAATTCGAAATACGGACGAATCAACTTTTATATCTCTCCAAAGTTACTATGGCAGGAAACGGGTTATGTCTGGCGAGGTGAACGGGTATGAGCACAACGATAAGACCGGAAGTATCTGAGAAAAACCAATACTGGATTGAAAAACACCGGTATTACGAGTTGAAGCATTTCTGTCTACAGTATCCGATATGGCGGAAATCATATGCCATGCTGGATGGGTTTCCGAGCAGTTGGCCGAAATTGATACCGCCGAGCAGGACAAATAACATCAGCGATCCGGTTGCTAAATGCGCGATGGCAAGGCTGTTTTACTCGAATCGGATGGACATGGTCGAACGGATGGCCAAAGAAGCAGACGAAGAACTTTACTGTTATATTTTGAAAGGTGTAACGGAAGGGGTTTCTTATGATTACATGAGGGTTAAATTTTCTATCCCATGCTGCAAGGATACTTATTACAACTTGTACAGACGGTTCTTCTGGCTGCTCAGCCAAGAAAGAGGGTGATAGAGTGAAGATTGTAGATGTGGCTGTTAAGAAAGTATATCGGTTCAATTGCCCGAACTGACAGACATAGGCGGTAAGGTAAGTAAGTTCTATTGCCCAGTGTGCCGAAAAGAGCGCTATATAACCTGGTCTGACTTGAGGAAGAAAATCGTCTATGAGGGTTCGCAAGAATAACAAGCTCCTTTATGAAAGGAGTGTAAGCATATGAAATTATTTGTATTAGCTTTTTTAACGGGAATTGGATTTAAATTTGGAGAATTCTTAATAGACTTCTTATTTAGTCTAATTCCTCGAAAACGAAGAAAAAACAAAGTTTCTTATCGCCATTACTATTACTAGCAAAAAGATTGGGCCGCTAACAACGGCTCTTTCTTTTTATCCTAGATTAGAATTCAGTACGCAGGTGACGGAAAAACATGTTAAATTGATATCTGAAAAATTCCCCGGGTTGAAAATTTGGAAAAACATTTTAAAAGGAGGACGCACATGAACTTGGCAATTATCTTTGCTCTCGGCGTTTTGGTAGGCGCCATTTTTACGGGTATTGTATTTCGACTTTTCTTAGTCGGAACGCTTCGAGTCGATCATTCAGATCCGGATGGTCCTTTTTTGTTTTTGGAACTATCGAAGCGGGTTGAAGCGATAGTTTCAAAAAAGTATGTCGTGATGAGAGTCAAGGCTAAAGACTTCATTCCGCACAAATAACACTTCCTTTTATGGAACCCAGTAAACGAAAGGAGAAATGCAAAATGGGCGAAGAAATTAAAAATTTGTTGGAAAAGGAAATCAAGAATCAAATCGAAAACTTGGCTTCTCTCGAACCAGGAAGCGAAAAACACTCTACAGCAGTGGAAAGCTTGGCGAAACTTTACAAGGTGAAGCTCGATGAAGACAAAACTTCAATGGAGTATCTGGACAAAACTCAGAATCGTGAAAGCGATGAGGGCTTTAAGGTTGCTCAGATTGAAGAGAATGTCAAAGATCGGTATGTCAAAATTGGTATTGCAGCCGCCGAGCTTGTGCTGCCGTTGATGTTCTACGCATTCTGGATGCGAAAGGGATTCAAGTTCGAAGAGAAAGGAACTTATACCTCTACGACATTCAGAGGTTTGTTTAGCCGTTTTAAACCAACCAAGAAGTAAAATGGTTCCGAAACGAGGAGTTCGTGGATATCACACGGCCTCTTCGTTTTTCTCCGTTAAAATCGCATCCACTATTATGAGAGATGTAAAAGTGCTTTTTATCTCTTGATAATTCAAAGGTGGCGGTTATACTTAAAATTGCCACACAGTATCAAGGAGGTAATTTGCAATGAGCTTTTTTAACGACGCGCAAAAGGACGCATTACTTACTGGCAGGTATATTTGCAGTAAATGCGGAGCAAGGATGCAGTTCGAGGATGAATGGGAAGATATATTAGTATGCCTCGAATGCGGCCATTCCGTAGAATTGGAACGGTACGGAATGGAAGACGATGAGGAATATGAAGCTCTGTATCCTACCAGAGAAGAGGTTTGCGGAGAATTTGACGAAGATTAAATAAGATTATTAGCAAAAGGGAGAGGGTCCTGACGAGGGCTCTTTCTCTTTTCTTTTTGGTGGTGTATATGAGATACCATTTTGATAAACCGGAAATCTATCTGTCTATGTACGGAAGCCGTTATATTTGCGATCATCCCGTTTACAACAGTTGCACGCTATACACGATCGGAGAAAAAGGACTGGCCGTGATACAGCAGAGATTTGATGCGGAAACCAAGAGTACATGGTGGAGTGAGGTTGACCCGTGGATTACCGACGCTTTATATTTGCACCCCAATTTTCGGGAATACTTTGACGCCCGTTCCGGAACTTGTACAGACGGCCTCTACCCCACCGTTACTGTCCGACAAATTATGTGGGCGCTGAAAATGAAACCTATCAAACGGGAGCGATGGGAAACAGTCTTTGACAGACGGGAAATTTAAGTTCGCAAAAATCGCATCTTCTTTTACGGAAATCAATGGGTATTTGAAAGGAGTAAAAGGAGTATGGACGAAATGAAAATAGGGTCGAAATTCACGACGGGCATTCTGTCGAAGTTGATAGCTATGCTAATCCGAAAGAAGTTTGGGTATGATGTGGAACTCAAACTTAATGAGGTGAACGCAACGGTTATTGACGGAAAGACACATGTCCATCTGGATGTAGATGCTGAACTCGAAAAAGACGAACTTATGAAAATTTTAAAGAACATTGGTTTGTAAGGAGAAGGGCCGCTAATAACGGCTCTTTTCTTTTGCCGCGCGAAAATTACAACGCTTATTATGAGGGAAAGAGAGTAACCGATTAGGATAGTTGAGGTTGCCATAATAGTAAGTTTATGCTTGGCTTACATCTTTCTCTTTTAATTTTTTCACGAAAGGAGAAGACCATGAGCATCGATCAGCTTGAACTAATTTTGTATGACATGTATCACATGGATGCTTGGATGCCTCCGTTGTTCGGAAAATGGACAGAGGAATTCAAGAAAAGCAGTTATTCACAATGGGCTGTCGACGAGCTCAGAGATTTTATCGCCGAAAAAATATATCCGAGAACATCGGGATCAATCGATGAATTCTGTGAACTCGCCCACGAATTCATGGTGAAGATGTTTGCTTATTCAAAAGTAAATCCGAGAACAAGCCAAATATTTAAATCGGCCGGCAACATGGCTGTAGATATCCTGGATTTACTGAGAGCTATGAGATGAACGAAAGGAGAAAAACATGAACAAAACCCCTGTTATTCAAAGGGCGATCCACAAGTCGGGACTATATTTGAAAAAATATTCTCCTGTTGCTTTGTCATGCGTAGCGTCCGTAGGAGTAATCGTAACTGTTGTTACAGCCGTTAAAGCTACTCCAAAAGCTGTAGAACTTGTCAAAGCGGACAGCAGAAAAAATCACGATGGAGATCCATACGCCTACACCAGAAAAGAGGCGTTTATGTCAGCGTGGAAATGTTATATTCCAACTGCTGCTTTTGGCCTTTCCACGATAGCCTGTATTATGGGAGCCAATGCGCTTAATAGCAGAAAACAGGCTGCGCTAACAAGCGCCTACGCTCTTATTAACCAGTCCTATAAGGAATATAAGGACAAGTTGAAAGAGCTTTACGGAGAAGAGGCACATAATGCGATTGTGGATTCCATAGTGAGCGAAAAGTGTAAGGACGTTTATATTTCGTCACCAAGCTTTATCAGCAGTTCGAGTCTTGACTTTGGTGAAGGAATGGAACCCGAGATAATTCGTACTTTCTACGACAGCTTTTCCCAGAGGTATTTTGAGACAACCATCGCCAAGGTCATAGAGGCGGAATACCATTTGAACCGCAATTTTATGTTTCAAGGCGTAATCCCATTGAACGACTTCTATGAGTTCCTTGGGCTTGAAAAAACCGAATTTGGAGAAACCGTAGGTTGGTCATCCTGCAACGGCGATATTTACTGGATTGATTTCAACCACCATAAATTAACGCTGGAAGACGGGATGGAAATCTTTGTTATTGACATGGTTTTTGAACCGACCGCCGAATGGATGGAAGATCTTTAAATCCGCAAAATTTACAAGTCGTATTATGAAAAGGAGGTAGCGCTTTATGATTAACGCTAAAATGGTAAAAATTCTTGGTATTGTCGCCACCGCAGTAGGTATGGGAGCAACACTGCTAACCGACTGGGTGAACGAAAAGAAAATGGAAGAGAAAATCGATGAACGCATTAACGAAAAGCTCGCCGCACTTAATGACGAAGAGGAAGAGTCCTAACAGGGGCTCTTTTTCTTTGCTCGACAAGCTATCGTGTGCGATTCGGAAACGGCTGTTTCGATTATCAAGGAATATGTAGACCGGCATTTATTCAGTCCGTCGTTCTCATGGCCTAAAGACGAATTTGAAAAACGGTCGTATTCGCAATGGGCCGCTTATGAAATTATCAATCGAATTATGGATAAGCCCTTTGAAATGCCTATCTGTATTATCGAAAGTTTTATCTGCGAAATGGCTATGTATGCTTGTTACGGCGAGGACGAGCATCGCAGTTTGATATTTCAGACAGCGGTCGAAACAGCCGAAGAATTGATTTTGTTATTTGTTTAAACGAAAGGAGAAAAACATGAAGAGTAAGTTGCGTGTTGTTTTCGGTATTGGAGTATTCGCAGGATTAGCCGGCGGATTTGTTGTCTCTAAAAAATGCATCTTAAAATCGATGGAAAAATATCTTCAGTCTGATGAATGCAAAAACGAAATAAAAAGCAGAGTCGATAAACTTTTAAATGACTTAGTTTCTGAATAAGAAAGGAGAACTCAAATGGGAAAACACAGTTTATCCAGCATTGCCAAGAGTGTACGGACGGCGATGAAAAAGCATAGTCCGGAGATACTTACAGGTATCGGCATTGCTGGAATGATTACAACTACAGTCATGGCGGTGAGGGCAACGCCAAAAGCGCTGATTCTTATCGAGGAGAAAAAAGACGAACTTGAAACAGACCAGCTAAGCGGAAAGGAAATCGTAAAGACAGCATGGCCTTGTTATATTCCGGCCGCAATCGTTGGCTCAGTTTCTGTTTTCTGTCTTATTGGCGCCAGTTCGACAAATCTGCGTCGGAACGCAGCGCTTGCAACTGCCTACACACTTTCCGAATCGACTTTAAAAGAATATCAGGAAAAGGTCGTGGAGGCGATTGGCGATAAGAAGGAGCAGACGATACGGGAATCGATGGCGAAAGAAAAAATCGTGAAGAATCCCGTTCGGGAAGTGATTCTGACCGAAAAGGGCGGAAATACCATCTGCTATGACGCTATCTCGGGAAGATATTTTAAGTCGGACAGAGATACCATCAACCGAGCCGTAAACGAATTGAACCGGCAAATGCGGGATGACATGTATGTAACGCTCAACGAGTTTTATTATGCGCTCGGATTAGACGGGACGAAATTGGGAGATGATCTGGGTTGGAATATCGAAAAGGGATATATCGAACTTGATTTTAGTTCCCATCTTGACGCGAACGGCACCCCTTGCCTGGTTATTGATTATCGGGTTGCGCCGGTTTACGATTATCACTCCTGGTAACGACATCACTGAGAAAACCGCGCGAAAATTACAATTACTTTAATGGAAGAAGTTCCACATTTTCAGAATTTGAAAGGAGAACATAAAATGGAAAACAATGCGATCATGAACAACAAGGTTATCGAAACTACTGAGGAAGTCATTGAAAACACAGGTATGAGCAAGGGTATCAAGATTGCAGCAGGCGTTGGTTTGAGCGTAATTGTAGGCTTTGTAGTCTATAAGTACGTAGCAAAACCGGTGATTGCGAATATCAAAACCCAGATCGAGCTGAAAAAGATGGCTGCTGAGGAGAAGACAATCATTGTTGACGAAGCAGACGTTTCTACAGAAGAAAACTGAAATTTGAATCTGTGAAATTCGGACAAGGGAGAGTGCCTTAAACAAGGTGCTTTCCCTTTTTTCTTTTTACCAAAAAGGAGGGTACGAGAATGAAAGCGTATTACTACGACGGACCAGTCATGCGTTTTGAAAACTGCGTGCAAAATCGCTGGAAAGCGTCTACCTACGCCCCGTCGGAAGCGAAAGCTAAGAGCAATCTTGCTTATCGGTATAAAAAAGAAAACGGCATGACGCCGAATACCAAAATCACTCTGCCTGGCAAATTGATCCCGGCTTAAGAAAGGAGAAACCTAAGTGGAGGAATACAAAACCAATTCAGATAAGTCTCGTCAAGAGCAGTCTGAGAAAAAAGTGGAGGCGGTCATCAGCGGAAAAGCAAAAACCCGAAAAAAGGGTGAAATGCAGAAATTCGCCGATGTGTTCATTGCCGAGGACGCCAACAATGTAAAGTCTTATATTTTGCTGGAAGTCATTGTGCCGGCAATTAAAAAGGCTATTTCCGATATCGTTACTACCGGAATCGATATGATTCTTTACGGTGAGGCAGGAAGAACAAGAAAAAACGGTTCTGCTTCCAAAGTATCGTATCGGAATTATTACGAACGGGAAAGCGAACGCACCCGAGCCGGCTCCGCTATCAGACGGACAAATTTTGACTACGATGATATTTTGTTCGATACTCGCGGAGATGCGGAAGCGGTGCTGGATTCCATGAACGATATTATCAGCCAGTACGGTATGGTAAGCGTGTCGGATTTTTATGATTTGGCTAATGTTGCGAACGACAACTACACAATGAACCGTTACGGCTGGACAAATATTGCTGGAGCAACTGCTGTAAGGGTTCGGGACGGTTATATTTTGAAACTTCCAAGAGCCATACCATTGAATTGAAAGGAGAAAAAATATGCTTGAGTGTAAAATCTGCGGATGCAAATTCAATGCTGTTGAAGAGCGTCATTATATTTCTCGCGACAACGGAAAAAGCGGGTTAGCAGTAGCCTTTGGCTCGGAACCTGAGGAAAAACTGTACGATACTTTTGACTGCCCTTCATGCGGCTGCCAGATTGCGGTTAAGGAACGAAAGAGAATCTATATCCCTTGCTGTGAAACCTGTGAGGAGGACGAAGAGTAATGTACGAATCCCCTGACAAAATGGTGTCGCACCCGGCACATTATCAATCTGAAACCGGTTTGGAAGTTATTGATGTGATAGAAGCTTTTACTTTTGACCTCAAAGGCATCGAAGCAACCGATACCGGCAATATCATCAAATATGCCTGCCGTTGGAAACAGAAAAACGGCATTCAGGACCTCGAAAAGATTATGTGGTATACACAGCATCTTATCGACCATCTCAGAAAACTCGAAAAGGAGAATGAAAACTATGAAAAATAAGACCGAAATTGTAAAGAGCGTCAGCGGCGCTATGAATAAGACCATGATGAAGGTCAGAAAGCACAGCCCTGAGATTCTCGTAGTGGCCGGAATCGCGGGGACGGTTGTAAGCGCCATTATCGCTTGCAAAGCCACAACCAAAGTAAACAAGATTGTGGAGGATACCAAGAACGATATCGATAAGGTTCATACCGCAACGAAAACCGGTGTTACCGAAGCGGGTGAATCTTATTCCGCTGAGGATTCCAAAAAAGACCTCACCATCATTTATGTGCAGACCGGCATCAAGTTTGCCAAGCTGTATGCTCCTGCCGTTATTCTCGGAACGCTGTCCATTACCAGC